TGGGAGTACGTAATAGGGGTGTTGTATACAACCCTAAAAAACGCAATTCCCCAAACCGTGAAACATGCATGGTTGAGCCTTGCGCAAAATATACCCTATTGTATACAATTTCAAACACCGCTTCAGCTCTGGCTTTCAGCAATTTTAAAAAGTGCCTATCCATGCGTGTTTCACGGATAGGCACTTTATCAACGATATTACGTTTTCAATTAACGATTTATTAGAACATTTCAGTTTGTCAAGTACTTTTTTTATGCATATACAAACGTACCGCCATATGTAACAGTGATAGCTGTTTCAGTATTAGCTGGTACAGGTGTAGCATCACCAGTTTGAGTTGATGGGTTCCATGAATAGAAAGTACCAGCACGATCACACTCAAAACTGAAATTACTGCCATTATACCAGAATGTTAAATCACCAATAACTATTTTATCTGAGGCGCTCATTGATCTACCAAACTGATTTGTGCCACCAGTATATGCAACTGGATAGCCAGATTGGTTAATAATTGTTACTGGCGAGTTTTCAGCGGAAACTGTACCACTTCCGTTATGATATCCAGCAGGTATTGTATAAGATCCACCCGGCTGGATAGTCTGAGTAACAGCACCGTTGTTAGTCATTGTTCCTGTAAGACCTACGTTATTAGCATTACTAAAAGTCTTGCCCGATAGTACATCAGATACAACTGCATCACCGGTAGGAGTTACACCTCCACCAGTCTGTACTACAGCTCTATAAGCATTACTCATATCTGCACCTCCATATCATGATACTGTTACAGTTTCAATTTTGCAGAAAACAGATCTGGCATATGCTGCGCTCTCAAATGTGAGAGTAACCTTACCAGATACTGATGTATCAATAGCAGTTGGCTGAGATCCATCTGATACATAGAAATCGATCAGGTTATCTCCGGATGTAGGCACATCAAACTCTACAGAAGTAGCAGCGATAGCAAGAGTCTCAACCTGTACATCCTCAGGAGCTATCTTAGCATTGATCTCGTTAATAGCACCGATGAGAGTCTTATCTGTTGTGGTGGGCTCACCGTTTCCGATCAGGGCTGTAATAGTGTTTACAGTTCCTGTGAGTGTTGTGAGATTACCGGCAAGAGTATCAAGAGTGGTGCCCTGAGTTGATACTGTACCTGACATTGTTTCTACTGTGCTCTGTAATGTGCTGATAGCAAGAGCATTAGTATCAGCCTCGGCCTTAGCCTCATGTATGCCTGCATCAATAGCAGCCATAGCTGAATTAAATGTTGTAAGCCACGCTGTCTTATCACTGCCCTGATACTGAGGCAGCTCATAATAAGTTGTGTAATTCATACATTAACCTCCTTTAACTTGTAAGTAGTTCATCTGCGAACCAATCATAATCAAATGCTGTAAGCTCCTTAGCATCATACTCCTCAGCAGTGAGCTCCAATGCATCATAAGCCTCAGCTGTAATGCCTCCCATATGGAGATGAGCCAGATCAGTTACCACATCCTTTACCAGTACCGTTTCACCTGTAAATGGTGATATCATGTACAAATCAGGATCGGGATAGCCTAGCAGCTTATATCCATACTGATCGTACTGGGCTGCTGTGAGCTCTAATGCATCATACTCTGAGGCAGTGAGCTGCAAACTGTCATACTGCTCAGCTGTGATACCCTCATAACATGCTATGCTATAGAGATCATTTACAGCGGTCTGGATATCTGTTACCTCTCCCTGTACAGGATTGTATACCATTACAGTAAGGATCTCCGGTAAGCTATCGATAAACTCCTGTAGTCTGTTCTCAACCCACTGCATCATGTAGCGGTTATTTGCATCAAACAGATTATTTAGATTTATGATAGCCTGATTGAGCTCATACTCCATCTGGCGGATCCGTGTAGTAACATCATTGAGCAGCTGGTTAAAGTCGTTTTCCAGCTCTGCAATAGCCTGATTAACCTCAGCCTCAAGCCTAGAAACTTCACTGGCAATAGTCTGAGCAGTTTCAGCCTTAAGAGCCTCAAACTCAGCTCTCTGCTCAGCTTTCAACTGTTCAAACTCACTACGTACCTGAGTCTCAAAAGTATCTATCTCAGTTTCGATAATATTCACACGTGCAAGTAGTGTCTCATACTCACCCTGATGTTGCTGAGCCCACTGATCCAGATCAGCTACCTTTGCATTAAGCTCTTTTACTTTGGTCACGATCCAGTCAAGATTGAGTGAATGGTAATTCGTATACGGAAAATGTTCCCATAAACCCATGCAGAATACCTCCTTTCCTCAGTATTTTATTAATATACCAGCAAGCAAAATCGGAGTTTAAACTCCCTTATAATTATAGCATATAAACTAAATTCCGATATCTCTCGCTGCTCTTTTATAAGCTGCTGAGTGCTGGTTACTCCCTGATTACCCTGTGATATCAGTTCCCTGTCCTCATCATGATAGCCGGCATCTCTGGTAGTGGAGTTATCGGTAGAGCTCATTGATCCGGATGATACATCCTTTTCTCTATCATCAAAGGTGCCGGAGTTAAATGCTACAGCAGAGTTAGTGGTAGTACCGGATGAGGTATTAGATGCTGTATCAGTATAAGTAGTGCTCTCATCCTTGGTATGCTTAACATACTCATGATCATGCACATCTTTATTCCAGATTGGATTATACTCATAATCCATAGTAGCAGCCAGCTCCTGCCATACATGGAGCCTTGACCTGCTCCAATACTTAAGTATATTTTTAAATGTCTCAGGCTCAGTATAAAGCACTTCCAGCTCTGCACATTCAGCCAGAATATTATTGATGAGAGTATCCTTATCCAGATGATCCGATTCAGGTATCACCATATTATCAAACAGAGTATCATCCTCATTATAAAGACCTAAAACTGATAATGTACCTCTCATGCTGCACCTCCTTTAGCCTTGTTAATATCCACAATATCTCCATTATCGTGGGTATCTGTTACTATATCCTTAACCTCAGAAAATCTGTAGTCAACATCTATATCGATACCAAAGAGCTCTCTGGTCTTAGCACATCCCTTTTTAAGCTCTGTAAGCCACAGATCAGCCAGAGATACAGTATCCACATTGTTGGCATTAACCTCATCAGTATTGAGTCTCTCACGCTTATCTGTATTAGCATTAGGTATGCCGATCTTAGTATCAAACATATCAACGATCTTACGCATATCACAGAGGATATCCGGAGTGATATATGCACTCTTAAGATCCTGATTGAACATCTCCCAGTTAAGTGATCCATCTTCATTTCTGAGAGCTTTGTCTATTACTACTGCTGTCCTACCAGAGGCTACATCATCATACATTTTCTTAAAGCTCTCAGCAGCTCCTTTATCCTCAGCAAAAAATACATAGCTGAGCTTGGTGTTAACCAGATTCATACCAACACCCTCAGCACAAAGAGCCAGAAGATCTGCAAAGAAATTAACGATATCCATAACTCCACCCCAATCCGGCTGGAGTCTTATTATCGTACATTCCTTATTAATACGTGGCTGTAATATGCCTGTGAGCAGCGGATTAGATATAACTGCATTAGTAGGCTGGTACATAACATCATAGCCCATAAGGCCACAGCCCTGTGGAATAACACCAAATTTATCTGTTTCAAACACTGAGATATATCCCCAGCAATAGAGTACATAGGTAAAATAGTTCTCAGCCCAGTTCTCTGGTAGTTTCCACTTATAAACAGAAATTATCCTCTGCAAGAGGTACCTCTGAAAATACCACTGTAAGCCTGTATTCATGCAGTGCACTGTACTGGGCTGTATCTGGGAATTCTCTACATTTATATGATCATAATATGTAGGAATTCCAAGGCCGTATTGATTATTCATATGTATAACCTCCTTTTAAAATTTTCTTCTCGGATCTTAGCCAGCAGCCATATAGGGAGCTGGGATGGAGTAGGCGGATCAGGTGGGATAGGCGGATCAGGTGGAGGAGTTGGTGGGCTTGGCGGAGTCTGGCCGGTAATGATCTCATATGCAGTATTAGCATTTGTTACTCTGGCTGTTAAGTTAGGCACTCCGGGCCCTTCAAAACATGCCAAGAATATAAAAGTAGCAGCTGTTATATCTGTCACATCTGCAAACTCCGGTATAGATATTCCGGATCCATGGCCATAGGTATTAAGCACCTCAGTCCTATATGCATAAAGCTCCGGATAAGTAGCCGGATCCCAGTAAGACCTCCAGCAGCTCTGTACCCATTTACCGAGCTCGTTAGTCTTAAATGCTGTTATCTGTCTGATACCATCCTCAGGAGTTGCACCGGCAGTCTGAGAGTTTACAGATAGATTAGGAGTGGCACCTGTTAAAGCTAAATAATCTGAGGCCGGAGTAAACTGAAATAATCCATATCCTCTGCTGGTACCGTACATATCACCCTGCCATCTCCATGGATTGAGACCAGATTCAGCCATTACATTACCAATGATCCCAGAGATAGCAGCTATATGAAAACTCTGTAAGTTATTATTGATCTCAAAGATGTTATCAATGCCTGCTACTGAGTAAGCATTATAACCTCCGGATGGTTTAGCATGCCAAGCCATATTACCTCCTATTCATAAAAGAAACCGCCCTCCAGATATCCTCTGATCTGGCTCATCTCATTGTAAGTAGCACTTAGATCTATCTCCACATTCTCACATTGTACATAACCAGATAAGGTATTTATTACAACAGCTGAGCATAGAGGCCTCCCCAGATTGGTGATATCCTCAGCCGGTAGTGAGTACCTACTTATAATAAGAACAGGAGCATTTGAATATGCTGCCTTACTTCCTACGCTACCTGATGAGGCTATCTGAGGCATTAAAGACTCTATGGCAGAAACCACACCGGCTCCAAAACCTAAATAGTTACCATATGAGGCAGCCACAGCTCCGGAGAGCAGCTGAGCAGGAGCTCCGATAAGACCCTGTGTCACCTGAGATATTTTCATATCAACACCTACAGGAGCATACTGCTTATAGAACAGTTTTGGATTAGTACCGGTATATAAACACATCCTACCAACACCGGATATTATATCCACCCCTATACTCAGAGTAATGTGATTGGATCCTGCAAATATAGAGGTATCAATAGGCACCTGCCCAAAACCATAACAGTCTAGGAGCATCCTAGTATATGGTGATCCATTAAGATAAGTACCCCTACTCACCTGTGGATGTGAAGGTATCTCGATCTGCTGAGCAAAAGGTACCACGCTATCAGCAGCCAGCACTATAGGAGCATATACATCCGACTCCCAGAAACCAAACTTAACTTTATTTTGGTTATCATCCAGATGGATATCTGTATTACTTCCTATATCAAAAGGATACCAGCGGAGGCTATCAATATACTGCATTGGATTGATAAGCTCTTTCTGGAGTGCCTGAGTGATATCTGTAGCATCCATCCATGTGCCACCAAACAAAAAGGCCATGAGTCTTGTCATGTTAAGCTCATTGAGCACATAGTAGGTTACTCCTCCACTTTCCACAGTAGATCCATTAGATACACCCAGCACAAAAGATCCCCCATTAGTAAAGGCAGTATGCAGTGTATCAAAAGGTACATTAGTAACCTGTGAATATGAAAGAGCCGGATACTTGGTATCTGTGATTGTAAGATTATAAGCACTGGCAGCTCGTACCACATACTGAGTAGATGATCCGATAGCATTCTTATAAGTAGCAAGTACATCCACCTCCAGCCGGCAGATCCAGAAACCTTTATCATAGCTCCAATCAGTAACCCAGTAATATCGGCCATAAGTAGCGATATATGCATAATTTAAACTGCTGGGATTAGAAATGGCTGAGCTTATCTCCAGATACGGAGTAAGGATTGAGCTTGGCTGCAATATCTCACATAAAAGCTCTGTACCGGATCCTGTAGGCTGCTTAGTGGAGTTATCTTTTTTAGAAAATGAGTAGAAATTTACTGAGAAACTCATTTTATCCTCCTATTAAATAAGGGAGGGAGTTAAGAGCTCCCTCCCTGATCAGGTATCTTATCAATCAAGTAACAAAACAACACCGTTTTCTGTAAAGTCGTTCCAGTATCTGTCTGTAAAGTGCCAGAACATATTTGAGTATCCACCCTTAGCATTAAACGGTGTAGGTGCACTCCACTGGTTTACTGTAGTAATACCTACAGCCTCCTCATCAAAGATAACACCAAATACATTAGCCTGAGTGATAGCAGCCTCAGCATTAACAAGAGAGCCATCAGTGCTATCCATGTATACAGGTTTAACCTTGATAGTATCAGGAGTCTGGATTGACTGCCAGAAGTTGACAACCTCTTTATCTGCATACTTAAGATAGTTGTCATGATATGCAGAAGAAAGCACCATAGCATCAATCTTAAACTTAAATGGATTGAACAGATATACTTTCTGGAGATTAGCCGGTGTATGTCTCATGATCTCCTTATCTGTAATGTTAGTATGATAGAGCACTGATCTCTCTGTCATAAGAGCAGAGATCTCAGCTATCTTAGCATACGCCCACTTCCAGAATGTTGCAAAAGTCTCAGGTTGTGCCAGATCCTCAGCATCAATGGAGAGTCCTGTTTCAGCATTGTACTCTGAGATCATATGTACAACCTGCTCATTACCTCCTACGGGCTCTGTAGCAACTTTACCACCTATAAAGTTAGCCAGTGTAGCTCTTGCTACATTCTCATGAGCCTGCTCGATCATATCTGAGGCATTACCCATGATCATAGAAAGGAACCTAGCAAACTCCTCAGGAGATGAAAAAGCTGTATCAAGCTGATCTCTGAAAATGGTCAGGCTCTTTGCAAAAGTTTCTTCCCCATAATAATTGGTCTGCAGCACAATGGGCTTATTTACAACATACTGATCCACTGAGTATGTATCTGTAAGAAGTGTTCTTACATCATCCTCAAATGGTTTATCAATAGTCTGGAGTTTACGAACATGATTACCATACCTGATAGAGTCGGCCATAAGACCTTTAAACTTTGCATTGTATGGTCTGATAGAGAAAATTGTTCTGGATAATACCTGCGAGATCGCATTAAGTACCGGATCATATCCAGCCTTAAGAGTTGCCTGTGCTACTGTTACAAAGCTGCTGGTATCTGTAGCTGCAATAGCAGTCTTACCAGTAGCCTGTGAGTGAATAGAGTTAAGCACAGTGCTGAGCTGATTAATGCTTAAATCATTAGCTGCCATTATTTATCCTCCTTTGGTTTAGTTGGTTGTATGATACTTGCTAGTATATCATCAGTAGATTGTGGTGCTCCACCGGCTATCTGAGAGTTTTGTATATTGCTGCTCTGGATCGCCTGCTTAATCCCTGTCATCTGCTCAAAGAGCTGCTGAAAAGGATCTTTTTGCTGCTCAGGAGCTGGAGCCGGAGCTGGAGCTGGAGCTGGAGCTGGAGCCGGAGCTGGTTGAGGTACCATCTGAGGCTGAGGCATCAGCTGAGGCATCTGTACCGGAGTCTGTACCGGCTGCTGCATAGGTACCTGCTGCATCTGCTGGATCTGCTGTGGCTGAGTCTGTACCTGAGCCATCTGCATAATCTGATCAGCAGTAAAACCAGCATGTGATAGTGCAATAACATCTGAAATCTGCATACGTTTACCTCCTAAAAACCGTTTAAGTGTTTTTTCTTTATTATATCATCATATTTTATAAATGATATATCCGTATCAACGTTTCCACGCACACCGTACACACTGCCCTCGCTGCTATTTTGCCAGATACCTAAATTCTCGGTAGCGTACTGGGGATTCTTCCCATATCTGGCAACCCACCAAGTATATGGCCTTAGATATTTCTTATCCAGTCTTTCCTTAAAGCCTGAGATATCAGAGGCATATATGCCTACAAAGAAGTGGCGATCCTCCAGATAATCACAAAAATTTACAGCTGCCTGTGTAGTCTGGATAATATTGTATTTATACTGTGCCTCTATATCAAGGAACACCGGATACTCAAACTGTTTACCCTGTAAGAGCCTCCAGAGATATGCTGCATCATCTATAGCATTACGCTCATTAAGATCTGAGCCAGCGAAAAAATAACATCCAACATTTAAACCTGCCTTTTTAGCTGCTTTATAGTTATTCTCAAACATAATATCAGTAAACTGATTGTGTCCTCTCTTCTCAGATCCTCCGGCCTTAAGAATAACAAATGATACACTTTTTGATAGAGCCTCAAAATCGACTACTCCATTATGATGTGAGAGATCTACTCCCTTTGCTACTATAGCCATTAGTGAGCCTCCTCATACTGCTCTATGAGCTTTAATAATTTTTCATAAGTCTCTTTATCCAATTTCTTGGCATACTTATTAAGATTTTCATTTTTTGCCTTCCAGTAATAAAACCCCACTGCAATAGAGGCCAAAGAAAACACTCCGGTGATCAGAGCTATTAGAGCCTGATCATAACCCTTAAAAAGTGCCACCGCTGTAAGAATTGCTACATAGCAGATCAGCACTATCAGATACCTCAGGATCCTCTTGCTGGCATCCACATTCTTAAAAAATTTCATCTGTACACCCTCCTCATATGAAAATAGCTAGAGTATTGCTCACGTGGTCAGCTGCCACATGCCTCGGAATTCCGTTCCGTGCTGATAGGCTCAATACTCTAGCTACATATTATTATATCATATTGTTTTGTAAATGTATTTACGGAATAACGACTCGCATGCATATTCCTCAAAATCGATATTATCAAACAGGTAAGCATCCATCAGGTAGGTATACTTTTTCCTGAATCTCATAACATCAGCCTCTGATATCGTATACTCATCAGGAGAGCCCATCTTATGCATTGATACATAGTAGCTCTTGTTTGATTTATGCTTATATACACAGATCTCTCCTATGCTGCATATCGGCTTGTACTCTTGCAGGTTTCTGGATACAACTTTTACACCTACCATATCCTCAAAATTATTATCGATACTCATAGCCTCAAAACTGGTACCACGTGTAAGCTTATACAGGGCTGTATCTTTTTTGAGCTGTGAAATCTTACTATCTCGGAGTATAAATAGTGCCAGAGCCCTATTACGATCTATGTCTATCTCTATACGTTTCTGAGTAAGAGCCATAGCCTTTTTAACTATCTTAAGCTCTATAAATATAGGATTAGCCAGCTCATTAGAGTTTGATAGGCACAGTACTGATAGAGGCTCTTTACCTTCCAGCTCCCTGTTACGCTGGATGGTCTCTACAGCATTAAAAAATGCATTGGCCTCATCTTTAATAGGCCTCTCATGCCTCTCAGGTATCATCTCATCATATATAAGCACGTCTCGATCTGTGGCATCAAAACCACGCACATTAGATATAGTAGAGAGTGCCACCATTAGTCCTAGAGCCTGTGCACCCTCCTTAGGTTTCCATTTACCGTTTTTGTCTCTCTCACAGTCATAAAATGCACTTGAATACTTTGTAACCTGTATCGGCTGGATCGTCCATCCCATATCCTCATTTAATTTCTTAAATGGCTGATACTCCTCTTTCCTGATGATATCTAACTGGCTCTGAGTCCTACGCATAAAGATAAATTTGATCTTATGCTCTACCATATATTTAAGAGCTCCATATGTTTTACCGGTGCCTCGGCCTCCTATTATAAAGTTGAATGGTACTTTATAAGATAGGATCTTAGCAAAATCTAAATAACCATTATCTAAATAGATACCCATTAAACCTCCTAAACAAAAGAGCTGCATACATGGCATCATGCAGCAGCTCTCCGAGCGGGAATATAGTACAACAGTCACCCTTGATGAGATAAGAGGTAAACTCATACTATCATAATTATATCATTGTCAGCCCAGTGCACAAGTAATAAAGTGACGACCATTATTTGTTGTACCTCCCATTACTGAGATCTTCTCGATCTCCTCATGAGCCTCTCTGAATACATTACACATATCAAGAAACTCTCTACGGAATGTCTCTGAATTTGTAGCGTATACAGTGCCATCATCAGCCATAACTGAGAGGAGTGTCTGCTCCTTGCCATCTGCATTGGTATCTTCATATACACAATACTCCACCGGCTTGAAGCTCTGGCCTTCAATATCACTCATTTTCTGAATTGCTGCATCTCTTGTCATTTTCCATGTCTCTGCTGCTGTAAACTCTCTGCTTTTTTCGATTACTTTCATTTTTGTTTTCTCCTTTGTTTTTGCTTTGTTAATGGTTTCTTGCGACTGTGCCTTAAGCACATTATTATCTTATCATACTAAATAACACCAATCAAGGTAATATAGTTATCTCCAGTTTAGGTGCATAACCGTCCTTGTCTGCTGGCATCTGTATGGTAACTGTATCATGATCTGACTCAATAACAAGTCTCATGATCTTACACAGTGTCTGAATATCCTGTGAACTAAATGCTACATATTGATGTTCCATATTAATATTTTTCCTCCAATATCTCTCTGGAGTGCTCCAGAAGTGCTTTATATTCTCCTTTAGCATCTCCGATCTTAAGTGTATAGGTGCTCTCTTTAATACATACGTTTCTGGTTATCCGGATATCATAGCCCTCTACATTAACGATATCGATACCTTTAGCAGCCGGATCATCATTATATACTGCCTCAGTACCTCCGGCATCATAAAAAGTAAAGCCCTCTCTAAGTGCCTCCATACCTCCGTTTTTCTCGATCTCTTTAGCACCGAGCTCTTTATTAACTCCGGAGATTGTTACTCCAATGTGACCGTCTTTAGAATATGCATACTTTTTAGCTCCGAATGTGATAAACTCCTGATAGGTACCCTCATCCTCAAACACACCCATATAATGCATCTTGCCCTTAGGATCCTGAGCATAGGCTCCTGATCTTTTTGAGTCTCTTATCCTCTTATTGTTATACGCTGTGAGATCTATCTCACCCTGATACTTGATGGAGTCTGTATCCGTATAAATAAAGTAGGCTCTGGGAGACTCATGTACGATCCTGATGCCCTCCTCTAATCGCAATCTGGATAGAGCTGTGATCCATACGCCCCATGCATACGTATTAAACGGATGAGCGGTTGCCTTGTTAAATGCTGTCACCTCGTCATAATCCGGATCAGATTTATAATCCTTACCGTCAAAAATAATAGGCTCTCTCAGGATCCTCTGAACACAGAGGCCATAGAGTGAATTCAAAAGAGCCTTACTCTTATCGTAGTAGATCTCCTGTCCTTCCACACCCTTAAGCTCAGTTTTATTCCGGTAATACTTCTCTATGGTATCTATAAAGCATCTCGGCAGCTTACCATATTTAGAGCTGTAAACATCCCTAAATTCGATACTATCAAACTTATATATGGATAAGATGATACCCAGATCCACATCAGTAATAGCCATATCTATGATATCGCTTTTTATGATCCTGCCATTATCTCTAATAGTATCAGTACCATATGTGCATTTAGCCTCCGGTATATAAGGCACTGGATAAAACTGATCTATGAGATCAACATTAGTCATTCTCACCCTCATGATAAGAGCCTGATCCTGAGCTATGAGATCCATGATCTGCTGCTCTGTACACTTTCCTATCTTTTTAAATGGTGACATAGGAAAACGCTCATTACACATTACATCCGGATAGGAGCTGGAGCGATCTGTGGAGTGTACATCCTTAAGCAGTAAACCGGCATAGTATCTGTTAGCATGTGTATTGCCTCCTCTAAAAGCATCATGAAGTAGTTTATAGAGCTCCAGATCCGGCTGCATATTCTTAAGAGCCTCGTAGGAGTATCCTCTCATGGCCTGCTTTATTTCTCTACGCACATATCCGGTACTGGTAAGAGGAAATGTATATAAAGTATCATTATCTCGTCTCATCTCCTCCTCAATAGCCTCTCGTAGTCCTACCACATCATCAAGGCAGTAAGCCATCTCATATGGTGTTAGCTCGGTGTATGGAGTCCTTATCTTGCTGTAATCAAATTTCTTACCAGAGAGCTTACCATGCTTAACACCCATCTTTTTAGTATACTGAGCCAGTGACATATTACTGTGCAGATATGAACACCTCAGCTCAAAGTGATCATACATAACAGCCTTAAGTACCTTACGAGAGTCTATAAGAAATACATCTTTAGGATCAAACAGATATATACCTGCCAAAAATTGAAATTCATATGATAAGTTGTGTACAAATATCACAACCTTTTCATTATCCTGTAGATAATTCTTAAACTCCGATAATAGCAGCTTAAACTCTTGCCAAGTCCGGCCTACTATATTATAGTTACCTATGCACATCTGCCAGATATACATAAAAGACTGATCCAGATCAGGTAGGCGAGTAGTCTCAATATCAAATGTGCATATGATATCCTTATAGACTACTTTTTGCCTGCCTCTTGGATTGCCTCTGGGAGCTTTTAATGTAGGGATTGATGTAAAATCAAACTCATTTATAAACTCCAGAGGCTCATAGTATGTTATGTCTCTACATTTATTCATTACCCCTCTTAGATCCCCTCTTTTTAAGTGCTGATACAAAATCTCTGGCTGTTCTGTCTCTACTCGCTCCCTTAACCTTATTTTTCATCTGTGTGAGTCTCGTACTGTTCTCATAAAATACCTTCTGATGATACTTAAGCTGCTTAAGAGTGATACCCTTTTTAAGAGACTCTCTGTAGATCTTGGCAGCTCTCTCAGAGTCGTACTGTTTTCCGGCATATTTTGCTCTCATATACTCCATGAAGGATCCAAATTTCTTAAGATCCATATCAGCCGGTGTACCAAAATGCTCTGTTAATGTTGCCTGAATCTTAGCCTCTGTATCTTTCTGGCCTGATACCGTAGATCCTTTAGCTGAGATAAACCAAGCCAGTGAAGATAATTGCTGATAGAGCTGTCTTGGTGTCTCAAAGGATCTTACAGCAGGATACTTACCTGCATTGGCTCTGTAAATATCCGTGTATTCATAGCCGGCCTGAGCCAGCCTTGATAATCTCTTATTGGCTATGTTACGCAGCCTTGAATACTCTTTTTTAGCCTCAGCATATGAGAAAGATCCAGCAAGCTCTATAGAGCTTACAGTGTATGCCTCCCTGGGCTTGATAAGGACTGTACGAGCCTGATTATTTTTAGTCCTAAATGTTTTAGATTTTACGGTGCTACTCTTAGACCTTTTTCTGCCTCTCGTTGCCATGCCTCATCACCCTCCATAACTTCTCTAATCAAGCATGTTATCTGGTTAGATATAGATCTGTTAGATCCAGCAGCTATATCCTTTACATAGTTGTACTCATCCTCAGGGATGGTAATAGAAATTCTTAACATATTAGTACCTCATTAATCTGTAATACAATTTTGATTTGTAGTGCCTTGGATCCAGTACGAGCTGGAGCCTAAACCCAAAAGGGATCCGTTTAGATCTCTGGAGCTTATAGGCCAGATGATCCGGTATCCTTATTTTGATCAAGATCATCACCTCCCATCATCCTCTGAACATTCTCAGCAAGAGTATTAGCCTCCTGAGCCAGTATCTCAGAGATCTTGATAGCCTCATCCATTTTGAGCTGTGTAGAGCTTAATATGGATCGTAGAATAGCCTGTAACTCTGCCATAAGCTGAGCAGTGCTCTCAGAGTTTACCTGTACTGTAGTTTCATATACAATGAGTTTTTGATCCTTAGATGTATATGTTGGTTTACTGGTTACTGTAATCATCTTTATTATCACCTCCTAATAAATAATAGATAGCATTAAGCATCAGCCCAAATGCAAAAGCTACCAGAATAGCCGGTGTAAGTATGAACAACAAAACACCTTTAAATAATTTTATCATTTGTTATGTACCTCCTTGGTAATATTTTATCATACTATGTAATATTATTACAGCCGGATCTGAAAATAAAAAACACTTGACAAACTGAAATGTTCTAATAAATCGTTAATTGAAAACGTAATATCGTTGATAAAGTGCCTATCCGTGAAACACGCATGGATAGGCACTTTTTAAAATTGCT